TTTTGAGCAAACTATTTTAGAAAATCGAAAAATGGACATTTTTTTTGTCCATTTTCGAAAAGTTTAAAAAAGTCTTGAATAAAAAACCTTAAATTTTGCACTACACGTGTAGTGAACTTTTTTACCCTTCTTTTTCATGAATTTAAAGAAATACCCTTCATTATGTAGTGTCGCGCCCTTTAAGTAGGCCAGAAATATAATATATTTTTAAAGCCTTTTTATTCAACTATTTTATCAAATACTTTATTTGATTTATTTCTTCAAATGTAAATCCAATAAGCCCGTAAAACTCCTCTTCCGTAATATTCGTAATCCCTAACTTTCGAATATCCGGCAGATATGTATAAACATCTTTTTCTAAAAAGTCTTGCCTATATTTTGTAAAATGACTTATAATATCACAAATCTTAAAAGACAACATTTTTAATAATAATTCCAATTTATCTCCAAGAATATAAGATTTATCCTTCCCAGTTAAACCAAGTTTACCTTCATCAATAAATGCGCCAGTAAAACTCGATTTGTTGGATATTATTAATTTGCGTTTATTTGCGTCTACATGTTGGCCTAAGGCCTTTTTTACCATTACGCCTTCCTTGATAGTATATGTATCAACCGCCCACATATCTTCCAAAGTATATCCGCTAGGTATTTTTACTTTTGTTCCAATTGATTTTACAATATTTACGTGGTATTCCAATTCTATATTTTTTGTTTCAATAAATTCAACTAGTTTATTAAATATACTATGGAATGCTATTGGGATTGAATATTTTGGATTAAGATATTCAGTTGACATTGTTGTTATTTTTTTACTCTGTATCTCACTAATAATTTCGGTTTTTTTATTCATGGTATTTTTAGTATTTTGTAGTATAAATAATGAAATGGGAATTTTACCATTTATGGTTGATAGACTCTTAATATTATCCCACAATTTCAACCAAACAATATGATACGACAACATCATATTATGTATTGGATGACTAGTCTTCAACCAACTAAGAGGATTAATAAATACTAAAAATCCATCTTTTTTCAGCCATCCGAACGATTTTTCAATAAACTTCGCCCAAATGGTTTCAATTTTATCACCCGACAACTTTCCCGTATGAGAACGAATACCTCCTCTATTGTATGGTGGATTCCCTAAGATTACATCAAATATATCTATTCCCCATACTATTTGTGGAGTCATTTTTAACGTATCCCCCTCATAAATATTTAATTTATAGGTGTCGCCACAAAATATTTTTTTGTAAACATACACATTTTTAGCAGTAATTTCTGCGGAATATATCATCTCTTCCAATATATGTTTTCTCCTCTCTTCATCATCTTTAATTTTCATTTTTAAACCAATCATTAAGCGTTGATAAACCATAATTGGAAAATTTCCAATACCTACTGCTGGATCAAACCATTTAAAGGATTGCTCAGAAAATATACTTAGCCTATATTCCTTTCTATATGATTCATCTAATTTATCCAACATTTCATTTACTAATTTTAATGGAGTAAATACCTCTCCATTTTCTTTTTTCTCTTTTTTTTTGGGTGTTAATTCACCATTTATAAATTCTATTAATTTTTCTGGTTCATTTATCGTATAATATTGTGAGTTTTCTGACATAGTTATTTTATTCATATAAGTTGAAAGAGAGAAAAAAATTGAATACTTTTTCGTAAATAATACAGTATTCAAATATAATAAGATTTTATGAACATACTGAAGAAAATGTATAACCCTAATAAAAAAGCGATTGATGAGCATGAATTTATTGCCCTTATTCATCATCATATAACCGAGAATACCCCTTCTGGAATAAAAATTCGAGAGAAATTCTCTCTTGATCTACCTACAGAACCCCTTTTTAAAAATACGAAAATGGCTGGTGGAAATCGTAGCACCCATTATGATTTACAAGTTGTTTTGCCGGAAGAAAATGGAAGCGAACCCATTAAAAATGTTGAATTAAAATACAGTTGTAAATATAAACCTATTGATGCTTCGAAGCAACCATGGATTGATTGCGTGCAGTGTTATAATGGTCCCGGTAATAAATTCTCTATCGGTAATAAATATGCTAAAAAATTCTATGAAACGTGTATGGATGAAATAATCGCACATTTCGACATAAAAACACCCAAACCATCTTTTGAAGAATGGGCAAAAGACGCATTCAAACAAAGCAAACCTTCTACAGAGTTTGTTAAGGAATTAAGAGAGGCAGGATATAAGTCAACATACCTTTCTAATATGCGAAAAACCTTTAATAAACAATTTATAGCAACGGCTGATGACTTAATGTGCTTGCTCGTTGAAGCCCAAAAAATAGTCGATGTGGTCTTTAATAGTAAGGATTTTTGGCTACAAATTCATGGCGACATTGTGGAACCTGATAAATTCCACGTTAAATGGACCAATAAAATAAACCCTCCTGAAATCATATCGGTTGAACAAGAGTTCTCAAAAAATCACTCAGATATTAACTTCAAATTTATTTGCGCGGATGACAACATATTATACGGTAAATTAAGATGGGGTTATGGACAATGTATTACAAATATAAGAATCGATATTAAATAAGAGAGGAACGCTGTAAATTATTTAATTATTAACTAAAGAATTTACTAAGGAATTAAATAAAAAAATTGAATTGAGTTCTTTTTTTATTTTTTATTTCATATAACAATTAAAATGAGTCATAACACTGCTATTAGTTTATTTTCCGGATTAGGTGGCGATACTCTGGGTATCACTTTAGCGGGCGGTAATGTTATCGCGTATAACGAATTGAAACCGGTCTTCAGTAAATCACATGAATCCAATTTCCCAGATTCGGTTCTTATATGCGAAGGAAAAACCCAGGATATTTCCAAATTAAAAGATGAGACCTTTGTAACATATGCTGGCAAAGCACAAATTATCTTTGCTGGATTTCCATGTCAGGGGTTCAGCACGGCCGGCAAAAAGAAAGACGACGACCCACGAAATACAATGTTCTTAGAGTTTTTAAGAGCCACTAAATTAATCTCCCCAAATATGATTATTGGTGAAAATGTGAAAGGTCTTCTTACCAAAAAAGCAAGCAATGGAGAGTTATATATTGATATTATTGTGTCTGAATTCAATAAAATTGGGTATGATGTTATTTATAAAGTATTTAAATGTGAAGAATATAATGTCCCGCAAAAACGCGAACGTCTTATAATTCTCGGTATTAAAAAGGATAATCCGTTTGGATGGAAACCAAGTTTCCCTGCGCCAAGCAGTTCAAAACCTCATCAAAAGAGTTTTATTCAATATAATATGAGAGGAGCGATTAAGGTCGACCCAAAATTATTCGAAAAAATACCGGATGAATGTATTTTAACAAATATGTCTGATACGGCCGTTTATGAAGACAATAATGGTGCGCATCCTTATTTGTTAAGTAAATTGGTTGCTGATATTAATGGTAGAACATATAACGGTAAAAGTTATGATTGCTTATTCTCTTTCGCAAAGAGGGATAGTCCAATTCATTGTGAAATAATCGATATCCGTAAACCATCTAAAACAATTATTTGTACTTATGAGCATCAACCGAGATTATTTGTCCCACTGAAAAACCCATCTGGTTGTTATTTAAGAATGTTATTACCAGATGAACTTAAACAAATCCAAGGTTTTCCTGCGGATTATATTGTTTGTGGCACGGATAAAGAAAAAATAATTCAAATTGGAAACGCCGTTCCGCCACCATTAATCAAAGCAATCGTGGAAAAAGTTATCGGAAAACAATAAATTTTATAAAATACAATTCTTATAAATAATGTTTAAATGTAGAACTTATAACCGTATAAACATTATCTACATTAACACTATTACCCAGTTGCTTATAACTTTTTTTATCGTCTTTTGATAATTTAAACGAATCTGGAAACGATTGTAGTCGAGCACATTCGCGCGGCGTAATATATCTTTTTTCCTTACCATAAATCGGAATATTTGAAATGGCGACCAGTGTAGGAAAATATTGTCCCTTTTTTACGCGTATTCCGGATTGCCGGATCTGAATGAAATGATTGAATATACTGTCATTATTTTTAATAGGACCTGTCTGCCATTCCAATTTCCCGTATGTTTCTGTCTTTTGTAAAATCGCCGAATATTTATTATACCACGGTTTAAACTGATTATAATATTTTTCAATTAAAGGTTTATTCTTTGTAATATAATCTTGTTTCCAATTAGGGAATCCACTAAATTCTATCTGAGAATATGATTTAAACGCGTCATTCATCATAATAGTCGGCGATATTTTTTCACCAGTCTCGAATTGTTTTATTATTTCATCCCATGCTTCTAATACATTTAAAATATCGCCTTTTATAAAATATTTTTCATCAATCTCTTCCTTTTTATCCAGAAATTTGTTAAAATCTATACCCCCTATATAACTTGGTAAAACGATATCTGTTCCATTATAAATATCGTTTCTAACGCAAACAAAATATACGCGTTCGCGTTGTTGAGGTATACCATAATTATGGGGTGACATATTAAATATTTGTAAACGATAACCTGTACTTGCTATTTTTTTCTTTATATAATCAATTACCTCACCATTACTGACCTTTAATATATGTTTTACGTTTTCCAAAAACATGAATTTCGGTTTTTTTTCTTTTGCTATACGAATAATTTCGTCGAATAATAGTCCACGCTCATCTTCAAAGCATTTTTTATTGCCTCCGTTGCTGAAGGATTGACACGGAAACCCAGCACATATAATATCAAAATCAACCATAGTCTTTTCATTAATATCCTTGACATTGCTTACGGGTTCGATTCCATAATTATCTTTATAAACTACTCTACACGCTTTGTCGATATCACATGCTAAGACACATTTAGCACCTAATTTATGTAATGCTTGATGGAACCCGCCAATGCCGCAAAATAAATCAATAAATTTATAATTCGACAAATCGATCTTTGTTGAGATATTATCAATAATTATATCATTATCGATAATTTTATTTTCTTCATCGACCATAATGAGATTTTCGTCGCAATCAGAGTTATAATCCGAATCAGAAGCGTCAGAAATATCGTGTTCTACCGTTAAAGAAGGTCCTTGTTTCTCTAATGCTTTTTCATTTATTAGCGTAATTAACTCGGTTTTTGTTTTCGATTTTACTTTAGTTAGACCAAGTTCATCACACTTAATTAATAACTCCGCTTTTGTTAATTTTGTTAATTTTGATAATTCCATTCTTATAGGTTACATTTATAAATATATTTAATACATTTATCAATTTTTTATTATTAAAAATAAAATAGCAAACTTTAAGAGTTTAAGAGTTATAAAGAAATATATATTATGTTAAATAATATATATTTATGTGTGGAATAGTCGGAATCATAACGAATGAAAATAAATGTGTAGATTGTTTATTAAACGGATTAAAAAACCTACAGAATCGGGGGTATGATTCAGCCGGAATATGTTCTATCCAAAACCAACAATTTATACTAAATAAGTATGCGTCAAACGATAATTGCTCGGCACTGAGTAAATTAGACGATATAAAAGACCTACATATCGAATCTAAGATAGGTATTGGTCATACCAGATGGGCGACCCACGGCGGCAAAACAGATGCCAATTCACATCCACATATAAGCAGTGATAATAAATTTTCGATAGTTCATAATGGCATTATAGAAAACTTTGAGACCTTAAAAGAAATGTTAATAAAAGAAGGATACACTTTTAAATCGCAAACAGATTCAGAAGTTGTTTCTAATTTATTGGCCCATAATTATAAAAAAAATAATAACGTGATTACAACTATTAATGAAACGGTCGCACAATTGGAAGGCACCTGGGGATTAGTAATTATGTGTACAGACAATGAAGATGAGTTATATTGTACAAAAAACGGCAGCCCATTATTAATAGGTCAAACGGACAATTATGTGATGGCAACCTCTGAGCAATCCGGTTTCAATGAAAAAATAAAAAATTATATCGTTTTAAATAATTATGATGTGTGTGTAATAAAAAAAGATATAAATAAAATAACAATACAAACCAATCACATATATAATTTAAAACCCATCACAAATGACCAAATTACTTCTACTCCGTCTCCATATTTACATTGGACCCTGAAAGAAATATATGAGCAAAAAGAAAGCACTATGAGAGCACTCACTTTTGGAGGACGCATTGTATCAAATGAATCTGTTAAACTAGGTGGATTAGAGAGGCAAAAAGAGAAACTCCTTGAATTAGAGAATATTATTCTATTGGGATGTGGTACGTCTTATCACGCGTGTCTATTAGGATCATATTATTTTAAAGATTTATGTAATTTTAATACGGTTCAAGTGGTAGATGGAGCCGAGTTTAATATAAATGATGTGCCAAAAAAAGGAAAAACCGGACTAATACTATTATCACAATCAGGCGAGACAAAGGATTTACACCGTTGTATTCAAATAGCAAAAACGAATAATTTATTCACCATTGGCGTAGTAAATGTAGTTGATTCATTAATTGCGAGAGAGGTAGATTGTGGTTGTTATTTGAATGCAGGTAAAGAAGTAGCAGTAGCATCTACGAAATCATTTACATCGCAATCAATCGTATTATCAATGATTGCCATATGGTTTTCACAAAATTGTAATATAAATAAAGAAAAAAGGACAAAATATATAAGTGACTTGTATAATTTAAATTTTTGTATAAGCGAACTATTTAATAACTTGGAAAAAAATATAGAAACAATGGTCCACTTATTTGATAATAATCATAGTTGTTTTGTTCTGGGAAAAGGCGAAAACGAAGCGATCGCGCATGAGGCATCCTTGAAAATAAAAGAAATATCTTATATTCATAGTGAAGGATATTCTAGTAGTAGTTTAAAACATGGACCTTTCGCATTATTATGCGACAAATTCCCAGTTATATTAATTATGCCAAATGACGAACATTATACGAAAAATGTGAATGCTTATCATGAAATTAAATCGAGAAATGCGAATATATTGGTAATTACAAACAAAGAATTTAAGGATACAAATACAGACGCGAATGTTATTTATATTCCTTTTAATGAGACCTATAATAGTTTATTAAGTATAATACCGTTACAAATGTTGGCTTATAAACTATCCGTTAGCAAAGGTATAAATCCAGATATGCCAAAAAATCTAGCAAAGGTTGTCACGGTGGAATAGAGTTTACACCTTCGCACATTGAAAACGCCCATTATTCAACCTTTGGTTTGATATAGTTTTTGTAATAAAACAATGAGAACATACAAATCAATCCCCATACATAAACATCAAATATAACCAGAATAATATATCCAAACATTGTTTCATTTGGAGGTTTGTATTTTACTAAAATGTGATAATGTCCGCACATCAGTTGCGTTAGTTGTAGTGTGGTTATATACCTTTTGATAAACCTTACTTGGTTGATTTTTAACAAGCATCCCAAATAATATGAATACATAATTGTATGAACGAAAGAGTTGCAAAATGAACTAATCCAAATGCCATCAACTTTATACACATAACACAAATGCCAACCTATAACCGCTCCTATATGATGATATTTTTGAAGAAAAATCGGCGATTTACCGTTTAGGTATAACAAGAATGTATCAAAGAACTCGTAGTATTTGGAAATGTAAAACCAATATATAACGGTATCAAAATGCGGATTTTGAAAATAATAATTAGACTGGAATACTATCCCATCGTTATATAGTATTTGTGATAATGATACGAAAGTCCAAGCACTAAACGCAACTAACAAACCGTTATGGATAACAGACAAGAAATATAACAATGTTGGATTTATGCGAAGTTGTTTAGGATATGCTAAATAACCAGCAATTGCTAACAACGGTGTTATATGACACAATAAATGGGGGTGGGTCATAATTGCTAATACTCATTATCAGCAAATAGTGTTTATATCGTTTTTATTTGAAGTAAATGGGCGTTTTCAATGTGCGAAGGTGTATAACTAATTAAATACAGTCTAGTTCAACCATTTCAGCAACTAATTCTTCAAATGTATGACTCGGCGTCCACCCCAATTCATCTCGAGCCCTCGTGCTATCACCTAATAATTCGTCTACTTCAGCAGGTCTAAAATACTTTTCTGAAATAAAAATGAGTTCTCTCCCGGTATTTTCATCATAACCGATTTCATCTATTCCTAATCCCTTCCATTTAATGGCAAATCCTTTCAATGCGAATGCCTTTTCTACAAATTCGCGAACACTATGATATTCATTTGTAGAGAGGATATAATCATCCGGAACGTCCGTTTGTAACATTCGCCACATACCTTCAACATAATCTTTGGCGTGTCCCCAATCTCTCAATGAATTAATATTTCCTAGTACTAATTTATCTTGTTTTCCTTTCAGAATATTTCCTAACGCGATTGTTATCTTTCTTGTTACGAAATTATGACCTCTTCTGGGACTCTCATGATTAAACAAAATACCAGAACAGGCGAACATATTATAAGATTCGCGATAATTCTTAGTAATCCAGTAACTATATAACTTTGCCACCCCATAGGGAGACCTAGGGTAAAACGGGGTTGTTTCCTTCTGTGGTACTTCTACGACTTTGCCGAACATTTCAGACGTGGATGCTTGATAAAAACGGATTTTTTCCAAAGGAATACCAGAAGTTCTTATGGACTCAAGTAATCGTAAGGTTCCCATCGCATCAACATCGCATGTGTATTCAGGCATTTCGAATGATATTTTAACATGACTCATCGCGCCCAAATTATATACTTCTAACCTATCCATTTCAGGGTAAGTATTTTTAATTTCCATTAAAATATTCAATAAATTTGAACTATCTGTCAAGTCGCCATATCGTAAGTTCAATTGCAGAAAAATATGTTCGACTCTCTGTGTGTTAATATTAGAGGAACGTCTTATAATGCCCCACACTTTATAACCTTTTTCTAATAATAATTCTGCCAAGTAAGAACCGTCCTGTCCTGTTATACCTGTAATAAATGCTACTTTTGTCATATAAGTAAATATATTAAATATCTTTTAATATATTTATATAGAAATGTCTTTTGTATATTTATTGGTTTCAACAAGCGGGTCAACGTATGTAGGCGCTACCGTAGATTTAGACAGACGATTACGACAGCACAATAAAGAAATAACCGGCGGAGCACACGCTACGGGAGTGAAGGTAGCACAAGGCGAAAAGTGGACACGCGCGGCACATGTATCCGGCTTCCCAGATTGGCAAGCAGCCCTTCAATTTGAGTGGCGTTTTAAGCAATTATCGCGCAAATTACCGTCAAATATGTTGCCATTAGAGCGCCGACTTATGGCTCTTAAAACTCTGATTGAACTACCGAAATCAACCTCGGCGGCCAAACCATATACCGAATGGCCTAGTCCACCCGAGGTCCATCTAGAAACGGAAGACGCCAATATATATTATAAAAAGCAATTTACACCCTTGAAGATTTAAAATAGAACCTTTTAAATTAACTTAAAGTTATTATTATTATTATTATTATGCCTATTCAAAAAGAAGATAATAAATATTACGATTTTGAAGAAATTTTTTTTGAAAAAGATTGCGATATTGATAATATTATAAATATTTTTTTTAATAAATATGAAGAAATTAAAGGAGATAAAGAATATATTACCTACAAAATAAAAAAACTAATAGAAACAGACAGGCAAACCCTTAATGGATTAAATGGCGAAGGTCAAGACCCATTAAATAGAATTGGAAAAGTAAGTTATTTAAGACATAATGTAATTCCAGAAAAAAATAATGGTAAAGAGTATTATATTTATTGTATCAACTCATTTATTTAATTTCTAGATTTAAAAAGGTGTGTGTTTTAATTCTTCAAGGGTATAAAGACGCTCTATAACCCCAATGCCGTCTACATTTTATCAGCGAGTTCTCTCATTGTTCTTATTTCGTCCGTCTGTGTTTGAATAATATTTTTGGCTAATTTGGCGACATTATAGTTATCGGTCTTCTTCAATATTTCTTCGCTTGTCAATAGAGCCATAGAATGATGCTCTATCATACCTTCTAAATATTGCTTATCATTTATGGCAACTTGTTTTCTATATAGATAAATAAACAATGCCAAAGAAGCGGCGATTCCGACGTAAAAATGTAGACTAAATACGCTGTATTGGTGATCGTGCATCATTACTTCCAATAAAATCATGAATAATGCCATAATAGTAGCCATATATGCCTTGCCAATATTATTCGTTATATCTGAGAGAGTATTTACCATAATAGGGGGCATTAAAAAGTATTGAATTATAAAACTTCCAACAAACATAGCAATCATCGTATGAGTAATTCTCATTTATATTATCAAACTATTTTAATATTTATAAAGTTGAAGATTTATAATGCTACTCTTAATGTAAGTGTGTATATAACTCTTAAATATTGATAAATTTATTTTTGTAAAAAAAAAGAAAAAAAAAGGGAGACTTATATCCCTCTTTTTTCTTCCTTTTTTATTTTATCCTTTTTATAATTACCAAAATTTCATCTTATTTTTTATACATTATTTACACATGGTTGACATAGTTCAAGTTCTTCAAGTTCATCAAGGTACTCATAATATTCATAAATAGTATTAGAATGATTTATACAAGGGTCACAATCACAAGATTCGTCCCCATAGTAATCACTACAGTAATTATTGTATAAACAATACTGCTTATATGGCGAATACGATTTATTGACTAGTAAAACCCTTAGTCCCACATCAGATGCCTCAAACTCGAGGCGAGCATCCTGATTGTAGTATAAAGGTACTTTTGTAGTATATCTATACTTTCTGTTGTAACTTCTTCCTCCGCCAACAAACCACTCTCTTTGTACTAAAGTAGATCTCCAACGGAATAGGTTTTCAAGCACATTGAATCTCTCATCACAGGTCTTATCCATTTTTTTATTCATTCTTTTATCCATTCCTTTCTTTTGCTTATTGCTTTGCTTTGCTTTGCTTTTTGCTTTTGTTTGTTTCTTTTTTACAATTACACTAGTTGTAAAAAAGCATTTCAATTTTTTTCTTTTTGTCATGAAAAACCAAGTTTCTAAATTTTTATAAATTAAACGCGTTTTTTTGTTTTATTTTTTTTAGTTTTGCGTCTTAGTGTCTTTTTTTCAGTGCCTTTTTTTCTGCTCCTCTCTATAAAAGATTTTATACTATCTTTTTGATTAAGCATCATATCAATAATGTTCTGAAAATAAGAGCGAAATTGAGAACGCATTTTTTTAAGGTCGTCGACGCAAACCCAACGGATTTCTGCTTTTTCAAATATTTTGGTTGTTTTAAATACTTTTGGTGGAAGTCGCTTTTGGAGAAAACGCTGATTATTATTATAATAATGCGGTAACCAGTGATTATATTCAAATGAGAAAATATGCATTCGATATGTCTTATGTCCGTCTGATTTATGATCTATAGTATATGTTCCGTGTTTACGTAATAAATGGCGAACATCAGCATCACTACCTAAAAACCCAGTGAATTCTTCGCCTGCTTCTCTAATGGCCGTTTCTAAATAACTTTCACTGTTATCTTTTCCACCACCAAAATCAGAAAATCCTGGCGCGGAATCTTCATATTTTCCTTCTTTCCCGAATAAAAAGTATAATTTACCGTTATGTATTGTTGTTGGTAATATTCCTGCTCCCATTATATTAAATGAACATATTATTTTTATGTAATTGTATAAGTAATTGGATTCGAGTAATTAGGGATTCCAGAATAACTACTATTAACCGCAGTACTAAAATTACCATTATATATATTCACAACTACTACATTGTAACTACCTGCTAGGGCATTTAACGGAACAACAAAAGAAATATTGAATGAACTATAAAATATTATAGGTAAATTCGTAAAACTGCCAAAATTGACATAAGTGGTTCCATTTGTAGGTGAAACAAAGTTAGTACCTGTGATATATACGAGAGAATACACACCAGAAGCACTAGTTGTTACAGATAGACCATTTATTATTGGATTAAAACTAGGGTAAAAACTTTTAGTAGGACATTTTACGGTATTGGTTTCCACTTGTAAGTAAGACATTTATACAGTATTATATTATTATTTTCAGATTAAATGGGTCCATAATCGTCTTTTTTTTCTGTTATATGACCCCTTATATTTTCTTTGCATAAATAATAGGCAAAATAACCAAAAAAAGCACCTGCAATAGCACCCATAAAAACTTGACTGATTGTATGGTGATTAAACGCGACGCGTTGACACATAGTTATCAACGAAATTAGAAGATATATGTATAATATTTTATTATTACGTAAAGCAAAATAAACAAACGCGGTTGAAAATAAAACAGTTTGAGCATGTCCGGATGGCATACCAAATACATCATAAGGTATACCGTCTTTAAATATAAATCGTTTACCATTTCCGACTGCTAAATTAAAAATATTTATATCATCCGTTGGTCTAGGTTGTTGAATTATTCCTTTTAAAACTAGGTTTAATAGCACATTCACAAAAAATCCGATTACATAATAAAAAAGTAATTTTTGTTTATCACATAACAAATAAATGGATAATACCCATACATAAAAAGGACTATAAGCGCCCATTTTATCAAATATTGTCATTAGTAGTTTCATATAATAAAGAGATATTTAATATTGATACAAACATTCACATTTAATGGTACAGCACCAATCTATGCCATTTAGATTTAATACGTTCCCTTTATCGTCGAGAAGTCTGACAGCCATTCTATCAATATTAACGGGGCCAAAATATGTGCGATTATTGTCTTGTAACGAACCACTAAATTCCACCAATAATGAGCCTGTAGGAACACCAACAGACGTTTTAACTGGTATCATAGCAAGAATATCAGAAGAAGTAGGCGCCTTGGCTAAATAATTGGTTAGATTATTATTATTTCTATTTATACTATTAATGGTATATAGTTGTGATTTTGTAAGAGTCCTTGGGGCACTAGGTAGGACAATTTGAGTAGCAGTATAGTCATCATTATATTTCCCGGCAATTAATAGTCCATTATTAATATTTTCGGTGGCTTGACTATTAATTTCATTAATTATTTGAGTCAAATTATTACCTTGTTGCTCTGGCGTTATACATGTATACGGTAAATCAGGTGAGTAATAAGACGGTATTTTTAAAGTATTTGAAAATTGAGATATAGAAACTAATCCATTATTTACATGATTTTGGTTATAATCGTCTATAACAAGAATTAAATATTTTGTTCCATTTAGGTCTAAAACAGACGTGGCAACATTTCCCGTCTGTTTAACTGGACTATATGGAATCCTGTATCCCATTAACCAACCTAACGTATTATTAAAATGATGACTACTTTTGCTGCCGCAAGTTACATTACATTGTAATATACCAGTAAAATCAAAAAAAATAATATTCGTAGATGTTGTTATATTAAACGATATAGGATTTCCAATATCATCAACACCATTGTAAGAACCGTCATATAAATATAAAGTAACGATTCCGCTATTCGGATTATAATTTACAGGAGCAGTTATACCGGTAGGTGGCGGCGGAAAGGTAAATCCTGCGCTCAAAAAAGACGCATTTAATTGTGTTTGAAATGCGACTTGTGTATAATTACCGGATGGTACTGAAACAGGAACTACAATGCCAGAACTGGGGTCACTAATCCAAAAACACGTGTTACCATATGCCGTATCAATTACGTACCATCCAAAAGGTATTTGATAAGAATATAAACTCAATTTTAACGCGTTTTTTATGGTATCAGATAAATCACACGTGTAATCAGTAGACGTAGAATCTATACCGTTTGTATATTGTCGGAATTGACTATCAAGGTTTATGAATCTATTTATGGTATTTTTTAAATTTGGATTGAGTGAATCTTGTTTGACCGGTAAATTATAAGTATCTGTTGTGGCAATTTGCTGTTGTTTCATTTGATTATGCGTATTTCCGAATACATTTACCTTTTGGTTTCTATCTGTAATTTTATCTGATTGCGTTGTGTCACCCTGTTTGAGATATTGATTATCAAACCAATCCGTAATTTGTTTTTCACCGGAAGGGTATACTGCTTCTTTTGACATACTTCCAAATCCTTCTACGATTATTTTATCAGACGTGTCATCATCATCTTCATCCGGATCATATTTTAAACCATCCACATATTGTAGTAATTCGCTTTGTACATTTAAAAAAAAATCTGCTAATTTTGAATCTTTATTTTTAAACTTATTAAATAAAGCATTTGTATTATTTTTGATTTTTTCTTCATCAATATTGTTATTGTCAATCCCGACAATAATTAATAATTCGGATAGGGTATAATTCGAAACATTTGTGTCAATATCTGCCATATCATTATTATAGATATTGTTTTTAATTTAAAAACATAAATTTATAATAGTTGAATTTCTTTTTCTTTTTCTTTTTCATTTTCTTCCAAAAATTTCTCTCTAAAATGAAGAATAAATATATCTCTTATTTCCTTTTTAATATCAACACCTTTACATATATCATTTTTTAATACCTTCTCAGGTATCGATGTAAAACCAGAACCTCTTTTAGAATGTGTACAACCTTTAAATAAAATTTTTTCAAGAATATCAACCAAATTACAGTTGTAATCTTTAATAGTTTGTGCGTCTAAAAAGTAATTACCGATATAAATATATCTATTTCTATTACCGTCTAAATAAACCTTATAATATCTATCCGTTTCATGTTTATTTTTTATTAATCCGATCCCTTCAATTTTGTTAGTGGAATTATTCATTTCAATAACAAATACTGGTGTATTATAGCATATTTTTGGAGAGAATTCAATCGGGGAACCATACAGACAAGAGTATCCGTGACGTAATCTATAGATAGAATTTTCTTCTAGTGTTTCATTATTAAATCTAGTTGTTACTACTGAATACATTTTATAATTATATGATTGTGTAAATTATATAATTCTGTTTTTTATTTTTCAATTTTTTAATTTAAAAAATCATAAAGTTTATCTCTCATAATTTTATATCGTTCATTTTCAAGAGTCCTTTGAAGCAAACTCCAAGGAGTACACGACTCTATACTGGTCATACCTTGTTCACAAAACAGATTTAGAATAGATGGACTAAACCCTGACATCATTGAAACATTTGGTTGATTTGATAATGTGGGAAACCCTGAGGTACTTCGCAAATTCCAAAAAAGAATATGAGGCGGTTTATATGGTTTTCCATGAACACGAATACCTGCTGCCTCATATTTTGCCTTCATAGTGTCGTATAATGATTGCTTATTACAACTATCTCCGGCATCCATTTGCATATCCGATAAAATAACAAGAACCATATCTTGTACATCTTCAGGAGGCATTTTATTCAGAATAATCGCATCTAAAATCAAATCTAAAGCAGCATGGAAGTTTGTATTCATACCCCACGGCGCATTCATTAACACTCCAACCTGTGAAATAAAATCGTCGTACGCATCTAAATTTACCCACGTAGGCTTAGAACTAAAGGTCATTACTCGCTTTCCAAGAACGGATTTTTCAGCGATTCTTATACCTAGCGCAATAGCAGCATTCATAGGGTCGCCTTCCATTGAACCGGAAACATCGACCATCGCTATCATTTTACCAAGGGCATTCGTCTCTAGAGAATTATCGCGCCATTGCGAATTAAGAAGCGTTTTTTCTATTTTTGAATTATTTTTATCGCGCAATAATTCAATTGCTTGCTTTGTAAAATTTTCCATTCCCACGCGTTTGCCCTTCATTTCTGTTTCACCTTTTACCACTTTTTGAATATGGAAATTAAAATTTTCAGCACACTCAATTCTATCCACATTTTCTGGATGTCGCACATCACCATTTTTTTTTATGTTTAAAAACGACTTTTTCTGCTTGGAAAGAGTTATAGATGTAACTTTATCGAAATTAATATTCGACCATGTGTGATTACATTGTTTTATTTGGACAGTATCAATTACCTTATTTAAAGTAGATAATATTTGACGATATTTAGTCTTACATTTTAAAATTGCTTTTTCAATTTGATAACCCTTAAGTGCGGTTTTCATATATTCCGGAAAAAAATCAATTGCCATAATTTTATATAACCACCCAAAAGAAGAACTCTCTCTTGGTATCCATTTAGAAACTAAAGATATGTCATTTGAACCATAAATATGCGCATCATTATCTTCTCTTAACTGCTTATTTATAAGTTCGACCGCATACTGAATAAGCGGATGTTCGATGTTTTCTCCTTGACATTTACAATAATTACAAAAATATTTGATGTCCTTCCAAGAACCGTATTGATGAATCGTTTTATCATCACCAAGGTCCACCAAACATTTAAGTGCGAATTTTGCTAATTCCGGATAAAAATCATACCACGTATAAATCATCATATAAGTCAAGGTGTATTCCCCTTTTCCGTCAATAATATCGCGCGTATGACCTATCATTCTATAAAGAACGGACAGATGCCCTTTTAATTCTTCTTTTTCATGGACTGTAGCCGTTTCCATCTTACGTTTAAGACTTAATAACATGCTCTTAAGTGTGTCTCTTAATGACCCTATTTGATATGAATTTGCTCTAGTTAATTGAAAACTAAATTGAACAATTAATTCTCGAATACATTTTGACCACCCATATTCTACATGACCATTCTCTCCAACTTGTGAAGATGTAAAATTATCAAGCGCGTCGATCATAACAGACATTTTTAGTTGTAATAATTAATAATATATTTTAGTCTTTATATCTGTTTTTAATAGTTTTTTTATTAGCACTGTGTGTCAAATAGACCCTTTTAGTACTGTTATTCGAATTTAATTTATTTAATTCTTTTGTTTCTTTAAGTTTCTCGTAGTAAACAAAAACCAATTCATTTAAATCTTGAAACATATTTATTGTTTTTTCAAATGATATAGCATCAATATTATTTATTGGTTTTAAGAAATTATACTCGGTTGCTTCATTCGAATAAATAAAATTTTTTATTTCGTCCGGTTCTAATGTTATATTATACTTCAATATCGACAACAAAGAATATCTTCTTTCCATTACTGAATTGGAGTTTTTTATTATATAGAGCATTTCTTCTCTAGTAATATAATTCTTGTTTGACATTAAAAAAGATTCCGTTTTAATTTTTTCTATTTCATTGGTTCTATTTACATAGCAAAACTTTAAATGAATATAATATAAGTCGTCTTTGTAAAAATCTTGATAAAGTTTGTCGGTCTTTTCAAAGGTTTTTATCCAATCATCATTTAATTCAGTATTCATAATATATTATAAAATATATATAATGTATTATAGGTAATTTAACTTATTCGGAATTGTATGGTCCATTGTCATAATCTTCATTATTGCGTTCATCTAATTCATTTTGACTATGTTCATCTAATTCATCTTCATATAGTTCATCTAATTTATCAAAATATTCATAATCGTAATTTTGAAATCTAAACATTGCATTCCATTCATCATCCCCCCATCTGTCAATATATTCTTTTGTTCGTTTTTCATGTATAGACGATAGGGTATATATTACGTCATACGCTAAATCCAAATCGGTTTTAACATAAGGTTTTCGGTTACTTTTATATTTTACTGTTTTTACTCCACTTTTTAAATCACGCTTAATAAGTTGCCATCCAATTTCTAAATTGTCAAATTCATTATCAGATGGTTTTTCTTCATTTTCAATTTTTTCGAGTTTTATTTTATCTAAAAAACTCACGTAATTGTTGTCCTTAGTAACTTGGGATTCTTGTAGTGTTAATTCTGGAAAATTTTCAATCGATAAAACTTTGTTGTTTTTTTCATCTTGTTTTCTTTTAAATATTTCTTTATTATTTCTCTCTTGTTCTTTTTTTACTCTTTCTTTTTCTTGTAGGAGTAAGTTATCTTCATGACTTATAGTTTTAGGTTTTTTAGTTTTATTGCCATTTTTAAAAATATTTTCCTCATTATTATGTAATTCTTTTTCCTCTTCTAAATCATTTATAGGTTCCTTATTATTGTTGTCCTTTGATCTATTATTATTGTCATTTGATCTATTATTATTGTTGTCCTTTGATCTATTATTATTGTTGTCCTTTGATCTATTATTATTGTTGTCCTTTGGCTTATTACTATCCTTTGACTCATTATTATTATCCTCAATCAAAATAGCGAACCGTGAATCACTTTTAAACTTGTTTTTGCTCATTATAGTAAGTTAAAATTACGTTAGATTACTTAGTATATTATTAAGGTTGTTGTATTTAAATTATTTATTTAATAAGTAATTTGACAATAAAATAAAGTAATAAAATAAAGTATAAAATAAGCATTTAAAGATATAATAACACTTCTATTTACCTCCTAACAGCAATCAATTTAATAGTTAATTTTAAAATAAAAATACAAAATTTTATAACCATTTACAGGAGGTAGCATATAAACAAAAAAATGTTTATAAATTTTTATTTGGTATTAAACCAAATTTTTAGATATCATCTACGTTAATAACTTCTCCGTCATCTGTCGTAATAATGGATGAAGTGATTCCAGTTTTTAATAAAGATGTTTGAATTTCAATCAATTCTTGGAATTCTTGCGTTTTTTCATCCGCAAAAGTAATGCCGTCATCGACGTCATTTGTTTTAACATTACCACCGGTTTGTTTATTATCATTCATAATAAACAAATTCCAATTAACATCAGTAATATTATTTTTCAGTTTATTTTTATCTTCATTGCTGTAAACTTCAATAATATCACAATTTTGCGGTTTATCTACCGATTTTTCTTTTTCCCATTCCCGCAGTCCAACAAGAAGCCATGTTCCAGTTTCAATAAAATTATCCCGTTTACCACGACCAGCAAATTTACCTCTAATATGACACATCATTTCAACACCATTTATAGCAATGACCAGACATATACGTCCGCCACACATTTTAGTAACTTGCGCATATATTTCTGCTTCATCTTCTGAAACTCTCAATAAAGTGTCTTTTTTAACAAAATTTTTACGAGCGAAACCCTTTGATTTATTACCGCCTCCAACATTTTTTACCATTTTTCGGTTATATTACTTTTATGTTTGTATTTTTATCTTTTCTATATTATTTGATTTCAATTTTTTTATAAAATTCGGAACAATAAATAAATTACATTGATTTAAGGATAAGGCATAACATATCTGTCGAGTTTAAAGTTATTACCTCCAGAAATACTTTCTAATGTCTGTATCTGAATGCAAAACGCATAATCATTTTGATATAGATTTAAAACCTCTCCATATTGATTCAAAATTTTTACGGAAATTTTAGAAATATTGACGGGCGAATCATATTGCCTAGATTTAAATATTAAATCAGAAGCATCTTCGAATGTAGTACTAAATTGTTGACTTGTAATGGGAATTAATGCCAAGATATTTTCAGAATTTAGAGAGGTAGGCAGAACGCACATGATTACATCCTTATAATTTTTGTTATAATCGTTAAGTACAAAATAAACATAATCTGTAAATACAGGGTCAAACATGCTTTCCGATGTGTATGAATTTGAACCGTCATAAGATATATTTCTATAACCCATATAATATCCCATAGAATTAAACAACATAGATGGTAAAATAAAAGGATTATTTTTATCCGCAAATTCATTATCTGGATGAGAAATACCAGGATGTTCAAAATTATTACATGTAAAAGAACTAAATTTTTTTACTATATTCATTGTAAAATTATAGGTAGAATTTTTAATGGTAGTAAAATGAGTATAATCACTTATAGATACTGTAAATCGAACGCCGCCTCCATTCACTTGATTATTAATAGCATTCTGTAATATTGTTGGGAAATCAATAATAGAATAATTACCGTCTGGAATAGTAACGTATGCTTCGTTACCTGTCGTATCTTCTTTAATATAAAGTTGATTTGTACCTCTGCTACTAGAAAAGGTTAACATTACATTAGGGAATTGTAATGCAGTTAATGTCAGAGATACAACATTTTTAAGTTTTAAAGGCAACGTAAAATCACAATCGGAAGAAGTGGAAGAAAAATAGTTATTTCTCAATTGAGTATTAAAAACATAACTTACGGTGTTTATTTGCTTATTATAACCATATACATCATTATTTATTAGAGAGGTTGTTTGTAGAGATGGTTTATTTGATAAAGGATTAAGAATTTTACCTATATTATTAATTGGTATATCATCTTTTTCTTCAATGTCGGCATCATTCAAATTTAACTCGTAATTATTGACGTCATTTACCCGGTTTAGACCACTTATTCCGCTTATTCCTCCACCCAGATTCTCATTTGTATCAATAAATTTATATGATAATATTTTTTTAGCACTACTTATAAAAGTTAATATATTATACTTATACTCTTTATTTATATCGGTCAAAGTATTAACATTTACAATTTTGGTTTTTTCACTGTTATTCAAATCAACAAACGAATAATTTTTAGATAAATTGAAAAAACCGATCAAATCATCTATTTTATAGTTATTAATATCTAAATCGAAATTATACTCCATTATATAATATATTATATATGTTTTTAAATTATACGTTTATTCGCAAAAATAAGTGAATCATTGCTATTATTTCTATTATTTCTATTATTTCTATTATTTCTATTATTGTTATTATTTAATTGCTATCATCATTAAAAATATCAAATAATTTTCTCATTTGATTCAGTTCAATATTTTTTAAAAAAGACAAGTTCTCTTCATTATTTAATAAAATATTGAATTTTTCTAATAACACTTTTAGTTCGCACCGTTTTGAAGGGTCGGGATGTATGTTTTTACTGAGTTCCAAAGTAATTTTGTTTATAAAGGTTTGTTTAAGAGATAGCCCCCTTGAAATATTTACAAAAATATGAATATACAATACACTTAAACTATATACATCCCATTTATTAACGCTTTGTAAAATATCATAAATAATAGAACTTTTTGACTTATTAATATATTTTTTTAATGTTTCTACACACATCTGTTTATATGTTTCTTTGAATTGAAGAGAGAATAAATCAAGAATAGTTAAATTTTTCACAAAAACTTCACAAATTTCTTCAATAAATGAATATGACATAGTAACCATATCATTATGGATTAAATAAAATAATATATGGACCTCTAATGGTTTATATACATAATCGTTTTCGTGTTTAATAATATTAGTTATATATGCTTCATTTATGCCGTAAATCGGAAAACTTAACTGAAAATTGTGTAATTTGGGCACCTCTCCAAAATCCAAATCAAAGATAATATTTTGAGGTGATAAATTAAAAAAACATATATTATGTTCATTCAGTTTAATTAAACAGTTTAAAATACGTGAAAATGTCTCAGTAGTATTTAAAATAAATATTTTAGGGTCGGTAAATTTAAGTAAATAATCATTAAACCTCTCAAAATTCCCTTTTTTATACTTAAAAATTACATAACGAATATCTTGAGATATGTCCATTTTTTCAATAAAATCCTCAGATAATTTACTAATGTTAACAAAATCGTGTGTTTCAACAACGGAATAATTTCTATAATAATATGGTATTTTTTTTATTTCATTGCTTATATTTATTTCATTTATGGAAAAAAAATCATAACTGATTAGTTTTGTAGTATATTTACTTGTATTATCTTGATATTGTTCTTCAGAATCTTCGGAATCTTCGTTATTTGATTTCGTTTCAATAATTATCTTATTTGTATAAAAATGTTTATTTATATTGGATATTTCAATATTTGTATCCATTTATCTAGTATCCTATAATTTCTTTATTATTAAATTATTACGATTTATTACGATTTATTACGATTTATTACGATTTATTACGATTTATTACGATTTATTACGATTTATTACAATAATTTACACAAAAATATGTATGAATTTTAAGTTTTTCAGATAATATATGTAAGATAAATCCAATCATAAAAAATAAATATACATTTTTAACTATATGTTGTAAAATAAACCCTAAAAATAAATAAGCAAATGCTTCTAATAGTGAATCTCGCAATAAATTTGTTGAAGTTGCGATATATCTTTCATTCCGTTCTGGAATTTTTAAACACGCTATTCCATTATTACAATACCAAGTGTGAATACTTAATATATATCCTAAGAAATGCTTAAAGAATCCCACTAATAAAAGAAGTAAATACAAATTTTGATGCGATACATAAATAAAGCGTGAAAAAAATAAATAAACGATAACACTATAAAAACCGACAAATATTGATTCTATAATATAATTCATATATTATCCATACATTTTCTTAAAACACACATTATTTAGTTGTTATCAAGAAATATCTATTTTTATACGTTTTTTTAACTTTATTTTTAATTTCCACAGAATTATTTATCCCATTTTTACATAAAATTTTCACCTCTTCATTCAATACATCTATATTTGTTTTACAAAACGCATCAAACCCTTCAGAAGGTTTATATCCATCTTTATTTATCTCACTTTTAATATGCTTATCCATCGCCTCTAATAATTCCTTTCGCGCTACAACATATTCACGTCTTTCCAATGGTGCCTTTTTTTCAGTGCTTTTTTTCCTGTAATAATATCTCGCACTTTTAAACATTTTGTCGGTTACACTACCTTCATAACCTAAATTTTTTACTCTACGTATTTCATCATTTACCATATCATCATTTTCTTCTATCCAAATGTCCCAAGCCTCTTTAAAATCTTTTCTATGGTCGTATTGGTGAATTTTTGCGAATTTATATAATTCTCCCGTAAAATCATCATCAAATTTATATCTATAAATATTTACATTTAAATCTTTGAACTTTTCGTCATTATCAAATATATCATTGTTAGTGATACCGATAACATCAAAATTTCTATTGTTGGAGCAAGACTGAACCAATAACTCAGTATTTGACATTTTAAATTGATATGAATATTTTTATTTATTTGTTTCTTTGTTGGTTTCTATTTTATTAAGTATTTTTATTTCAATTTTTTTTATAAATAAGAAAAAAATTTATTTAATAAGGTTTATTATTATACTTTTATAATTTATAACTTTTTACGGTTTATAACTTTATAACTTTTATATTTTTTTTGGTTTCTTCTTCTTTTTCATCTTTATCATATTTTTCTTCTACTAATTCTGCCCTATTAACAGGTTCTTCAATTTTTGTTTCATTTGTCTGATGATATAATGTAAGGGATTCATAGAATTCCTTTACCTTTTTATTTATACGAATTCTTTTTGCATCAAATGAAGTCAGGTATAATCCATCCAAACTTTTAACTCTAGAAAGCGCTACATAGGTTTGCCCGCATTCAAATATTCCGCTTCCTACGTCTATTTCGGCCGCATCCATGGTCGCACCTTGCGATTTATGAATAGTTAAAGCCCACGCTAAAATGAGCGGCACTTGTGAAACACCTACACCGGGGATTTTATCACTTGCCCAAACATGTCTTCCCATTACTTTTTCAATTCCGTTATTAAATTTAACACGTGGACACAACGTAAATTCACAAAAGTCCGTGACAATTCCTTGACTTCCATTACAAATTTCTATCCCTGTATCCGATTGGATATTGACAATACACATCACTTGGGATCCTATTTTCAGTTTCATCTCTTTTTCGCAAATAAGATTACCTGCTAAGAAATCTAATTCCATCTGAATATCTTTATCCGTAAATTCTAGTCGTTTTAATCTGTCGTTTTTCGTCATTTCAATGTCCTTTACGTATTTAATTTTAAATTCTCGCTCTAAACCTTGAAGAGATGCCATTTTTGTATTATTGATATTTTCCACCTTGTTGCGAGTAGGGTATAATTTAGTGGGTTCCACTACTAAATTCGCGGCAAAAGGTCGCTCTACATATTGAAGCAATAGGTCATTCGATTTGCGCTTAATTTTACCTTCTCTTATTTGGTTTAAAATAGTAGAATATATTTCATCGGTTTGTCTGAAAATTTTTACGAGTTGAATTTGACAATCACGATGAAATACGGAATTCCATTCTTCACTTTCGAAGCAGAAGCGCTGTGTATCTGGTTCCGAATTATCGCCGACTGGTGGCAATTGGAAGAAATCGCCCGAAAATATTAATTGAATTCCACCGAATGGTTTAAAATTTCCTCTTACTGCTTTACCGATTTCATTTAATAAATTAAATAATTTTAATGAAAGCATACTTACTTCATCTACGACTAGAATATGAGTTTGCCTCCATAACGCCTTGGCAAATTTATTCTTTTTTATTTTTGTTACTAATTCCTCGATAGTTCCGTTTCCTAGTCCGATTCCTGCCCATGAATGAAGCGTTTTTGCCTTACAATTAAGTAAAACAGCAGCGCAACCAGTTAAAGCAGTTACTTGAATATCTTTAAATTGCGAATAAGCGTGTTTATGTATCATTTTTATCAAGGCGGACTTTCCAGACCCCCCAGGTCCAGTAATAAATATGTTATGACCTTGAACATATTTATCAAATGCTTGTTGCTGCTCTTTTGAAAGATCCATAAATAATATATTTATATGCTTTATTATATTTTATTATGATTTTGCTTTTAATACTATTTTAAATATCAATTTTATATAATATTCTTATTAAATAATTTTACGTCTTACTCCTCTCTTCTAGTGCTTTTACCTTGGCACTTAATTCTTTTATTGCGCTTACTAATATGGGTATTAACGTTCCATAGGACGCTTCTAATCTATCAGGGTTCACATCATAGACCAAATTAGGTATTGTCATCTTCGTTTCTTCTTGTACTGCTTTTAATTCTTGTGCTATAAATCCTGTATCCGGAACATCTACTTTTTCGCCAGTACGCATATTCCATTTAAATGATACAGGGTTTAACTTATCAACAAATGTTAGGCCATTTGATAAAGGCACTATATATTTTTTATCCCGAGCATCACTTACAGCAGTAATGGTGGCATTGCACCTTAACGTCGCAATAGAAGCGTTACCTAACGTAATTTGATTCGACACATTAGCAGTTGCAGGTTGAGCATTATATCCAATACATATATTGTTAGAACCGTCAGTTATTGTAGAACCAGCATTTGCGCCAAGACATACGTTGTAATTTCCAGAAGTATTTGATTCTAAAGCGCTTATACCAATTGATGTATTATAAATTTGATTACCTCCACCAAGTCCAATTGTAAGAGAATTAATACTATTAGCATTTAAGGAACCTACGTTTACTGTACTACTATTTACGTGGGTTACATTTAGTGTATTTGCTTTTATTAAATTACCATATGTGTTATCATTGCTAGTTGCTACTGGAGTTTGTCCTTCTATTGCTTTTGATATAACATCGGTTATTGATTCACTTCCTAAGATTAAATTATTCGCTTGTAAATAATTAAATGAACCTGTATTACTAGTGAAAGTATTTGCCCTTAATAAATTAAAAGACCCTGTATTTCCCGTAAAACTATTTGCTATTAAGAAATTAAAGGACCCGGTTGACCCCGTAAAACTGTCTGCGCTTGTTGAACCATTATTACTAGTATAACTTAATATAATATCCGATAAGGTGCTTCCACCCACGCTTAAGAAATTAAAAGAACCTGTTGACCCAGTAAAACTATTTGCTCCTAAGAAATTAAAAGAACCTGTTGACACAGTAAAACTATTTGCTCCTAAGAAATTGAAAGATCCTGTATTACCTGTGAGGCCGTTTGCTCCTAAGAAATTGAAAGAACCTGTTGACCCAGTAAAACTATTTGCTCCTAAGAAATTAAATGACCCTGATGACCCAGTAAAACTATTTGATCCTAAGAAATTAAAAGTCCCTGTATTTCCTGTGAAACTATTTGCTCCTAAGAAATTAAATGACCCTGTATTACCTGTCAGGCCGTTTGCTCCTAAGAAATTAAAAGTCCCTGTATTACCTGTGAGACTATTTGCTCCTAAGAAATTAAAAGACCCTGTATTACCTGTGAGACCGTTTGTGCTGGTTGGAACATTATCAGTAATGGTTTTTAATATAATATTCTGTAGGGTATTTCCACCTACGTTTAAGAAATTGAAAGATCCTGTTGACCCAGTAAAACTATTTGCTCCTAAGAAATTAAAAGATCCTGTATTACCTGTGAGACTATTTGCTCCTAAGAAATTAAAAGAACCTGTATTACCTGTGAGACTATTTGCTCCTAAGAAATTAAAAGACCCTGTATTACCTGTGAGACTATTTGCTCCTAAGAAATTAAAAGACCCTGTATTACCTGTGAGACCGTTTGTGTTGGTTGGAACATTATCAGTAATGGTTTTTAATATAATATTCTGTAGGGTATTTCCACCTACGTTTAAGAAATTGAAAGATCCTGTTGACCCAGTAAAACTATTTGCTCCTAAGAAATTAAAAGAACCTGATGATCCGGTGAAACTGTTTGCTCCTAAGAAATTAAAAGAACCTGTATTACCTGTGAGACTATTTGATCCTAAGAAATTGAAAGATCCTGTATTACCTGTGAGACCGTTTGTGTTGGTTGGAACATTATCAGTGATGGTTTTTAATATAATATTCTGTAGGGTATTTCCACCTACGTTTAAGAAATTAAAAGAACCGGTTGATCCGGTGAAACTATTTGATCCTAAGAAATTAAAAGAACCTGATGATCCGGTGAAACTGTTTGCTCCTAAGAAATTAAAAGTCCCTGTATTTCCTGTGAAACTATTTGCTCCTAAGAAATTGAAAGATCCTGTATTACCTGTGAGACCGTTTGTGCTGGTTGGAACATTATCAGTAATGGTTTTTAATATAATATTCTGTAGGGTATTTCCACCTACGTTTAAGTAATTAAAAGAACCGGTTGATCCGGTGAAACTATTTGCTCCTAAGAAATTAAAAGACCCTGTATTTCCTGTCAAACTATTTACTCCTAAGAAATTAAAAGAACCGGTTGACCCAGTGAAACTATTTGCTCCTAAGAAATTAAAAGACCCTGTATTACCTGTGATACCGTTTGTGCTGGTTAAAACATTATCAGTAATGGTTTTTAATATAATTTCCGTTAACGTACTTCCGCCCACGCTTAAGAAATTAAAAGAACCTGTTGATCCGGTGAAACTGTTTGATTTTAAGAAATTAAAAGAACCTGTATTACCAGTGAAACTATTTGCTCCTAAGAAATTAAAAGACCCTGTATTACCTGTTATACCGTTTGTGTTGGTTGAACTAGTTGGAAGATTAGAAATTTTAGTTGATATAATCTCGTCTAGGGTATTTCCACCAACACTTAAGTAATTGAAAGAACCTGTATTTCCTGTGAGACTTTTTGCTCCTAAGAAATTGAAAGAACCTGTTGATCCGGTTAAACTATTTGCTCCCAAGAAATTGAAAGAACCTGTATTTCCTGTGAGACTTTTTGCTCCTAAGAAATTGAAAGAACCTGTTGATCCGGTTAAACTATTTGCTCCCAAGAAATTGAAAGAACCTGTATTTACTGTGATACTGTTTGTGCTGGTTGAAGTATTATTATCAATGGCAGTTGATATAATCTCCGCTAGGGTATTTCCACCAACACTTAAGTAATTAAAAGAACCGGAATTACAAGTGAAAACACTCGTCGCCCTTAAGAAATTGAAAGAACCTGTATTTGCTCCCAAGAAATTGAAAGAACCTGTATTTCCTGTGAAACTATTTGCTCCTAAGAAATTGAAAGACCCTGTATTTCCTGTTATACCGTTTGTGTTGGTTGAACTAGTTGGAAGATTAGAAATTTTAGTTGATATAATCTCGTCTAGGGTATTTCCACCAACACTTAAGTAATTGAAAGAACCTGTA